CGGAGGCTGATGCGCTTTGGTGTGTAGTGCGTGTTCTCTTGAGCACCAGCGATTTCGAGGGTAAATACCGCGGAATCGAACGGAGCCAAGGTATCCTGTGCGATCTAAATCGCGGGTTGGCCGTCCTCGTAATTCTAGCAGTAGATTACGAGGGGCTGTCGTGCGATTCGGATGTCAGGAAGTCTGCTCTCTACTAAGGAGTACCTATCATGAAAGAGAGTCTGTCTAAAACCACTGGTATCGAGACGAATCCCCTGGAAAAGGGTCGCAAGGTTCGCACCTTGCGTAATTTCGATGCATCGACGTGGTAGAGGGGGCGTACTATGGCTATGAAAGCCTATTCGCAAAACTCCTATTCTCAGAGGTACGTCACGTATGGATTCGGTGGAGGCACGACGATTGAAAATCGTCTTGTCTCCGGCCGTTCCTTATCGAACGTATTCTCTCAGGAAGGTGATTTTCGATCCCCCAACCCTCACACATACACGAAAGTCGTGTGGAGGGGGCTTGTTGGGAGCATGAGGCAAGTGTCGTCAGGCCACTTTGTGATGAGTAGCGGCGGAGTTTGGCACTCTCCGTTCATCTTCTCACTCGGGTGGGCAGACGACTTCGACCCAAGTGCTCTCAACTCGGCGTACAGCAGCGCGTACGAAAAGCTGCGAGGGTCAGTCGATCTATCAATCGACCTCGTTCAGTGGAAGAAGGTAATTCAAATGGTGTCGCTTCACCGCCGCTTACTGCGGGGGATCAGTGATGCCGGGAAGAACATTCTTTCGAAGATCGAGCTCGTTGAGCGTCGAGAGCGTGAGCTCAGCCTGGCCCGTACGAAGAGATCCGCCAAACGAGTCGGCCGTCTTTTGAACAAGGCGGCTAACCAGTTGGCTGATGCTCGCCTCGAGTACGTGTACGGATGGTCGCCGACGATGTCGACGATCTACGAACTCGGAAAGGGGATTCTGTTGCCAGATGCTCCAGGTATGTTGGTATGCAAAGGTGTTGGCAAGACGCTTCAAAGGCGTACTGTCAATGGGTACTACGTGAACAACAAAGTCCCCGTCGTACACCACGTCACGGTCTCTGATCGAGCTCGTGTCGAAATGTACTTCACTCCGCAACCTTCAGTCCTAGATAATCTCGGCAAGATCTCAGCCTTAAACCCGCTGAGTGTGGCGTACGAGGCAACCCCGTTCTCATTCGTCCTTGATTGGGCGTATGATGTATCTGGGTGGCTTCGTACGCTCGAGACAGCATTTCTCCATAGGAACGACTTCGCCGGTGGGTACCAAACACGAACGCAACGTTGCGACAGCGTTGCTATCATGGTGGGTACTGACTGGTCGAGCACGTCCCCGACAGCGCCTTCGTATGTCGAGTATGCTCTCCGAGGAGAAGCTACTCGAACGCGATTCACGCGGTCTACCTTGTCTACGCCGCCCTATCCGGTCAAACCGGTGAAGCAGTTTCAACTTGGTACTGGAAGAATGCTGAATGCGATTGCACTCTCAAAGGCTACCCTACTAAGGGCAGACGGAAAGATTGCAAGTCACCTGCGAAGGTGAACCCTCAACCCCTCCTTAAGGAGAAATCATGGCTATTGCCACCAATATTGCGCTTTTCGATGCGCAAGCGACCCCCGTGTCGCACACCTTCGTCCCCCTCGGTCCTCAGGGTAACTTTGATATGGTCTGGGAAGACCAAAGTCAAACATCCCCGAACGGCTACTGGCGTATCGGCGTTTCTCAGAAACGTTCGAACGGCAAAGTAGCGTCCGGTGCGATCAAGACTGTCATCACCCTGCTGGAACCCGTTCTCGAAGCCATCGCTCCGGCGGCTTCGGGGCTGACGCAACCTCCTACGGTTGCGTACGTCCCGACGTGCCGAACGGAGTACCTGGTGAGCGAGCGATCGTCCTTGGAAGTGCGCAAGCACCTCCGCAAGATGAACGCAAACCTCCAGGCCGAAGCCCAGATCACCGCTTGGGTTGAGTCCCTCATCCCGGCGTACTGACCTGGCATGGCAAGAGAACGTGCAGACGCGGCGTTAGACCGTGTGTCTTCGGTTTTCCGAGCATTCTGCATTGGGATGGATACGGCTCGCAGCCTTTCCGCCGTCATTCTGTTGAGGAATGGCGAGTGGGAGCAACTGCTACGTATGAAAATCCATCCCAGTGAGTACGTAGACGCCGACGCGTTTGCCCGAGACTACGCGGTGGTCAGCTTCTTAAAAAAGAATGCTGATCTACCTCGTATAACGGACACTCGCCAGGCGGCCATCGCTGCCTTCGCAAGCAGCGAGATCCAGTGTCGCGAAGCAAATCAACGCATTGCAGCTTGGACCGAGGGTGGCATTCCGCCATCTCCTCGCGTTGCCGAGGTAATCCACCTCGCGCAGCGTAAAGTGTCTGAGCTGTTAGGCAATGAAGAGCTTACTGACATTGGGCCGTACTTATGGGGCCCCGGCGCGACTCTTGACCTTAAAAGGTCCGTCGCGTACGCGGATACCAAAACTGTTTGTCTTCCTTTCTCGGTTACTGGTGGAGCTCTGAAAAGAGCCGCGGCTTTGATCAACTCTGACCTTCATTGGAAAGAGGCAATCGCTACCGCCAACCCCTCCTACAACGGTCCGATATTTACTATCGTGCCTGGAGGGCGTTATGACACCGTACCGAAAACTGTGCTGACTGATCGTAGCATTCTGGTTGAGCCTCGTCTGAACTCGATCCTCCAGAAGAGGAGAGGGTTGCAGCTGAGAGGTCTACTCAAGAGAGTAGGTGTTGATCTTGATGATCAATCTCGCAATCAGCGTCTCGCCGGAATGGCGAGGGAGCTTGGTCTCGCTACGCTTGACCTTGCCTCTGCTAGCGATACAGTCTGTCGGGAAGTCGTGAGACTCCTTTTACCCGACCCCTGGTATGAAGAGCTGGATGCATTGCGCAGCCCGTGGTACCTAGGTGATGAAGGATGGGTTCGTCTGGAAAAGTTCTCCTCTATGGGGAACGGTTTCACGTTCGAGCTCGAGTCCTTAATCTTCTGGGCGCTGTCGGCCGCTGCAACGCAGCTTTCATACTACAGTACGACTGGTATTTATGGTGACGACATCATTGTCCGCCAAGAGGTGGTGCCGCTCCTCATTGAGACCCTTTCCTACTGTGGATTTACGGTTAATACCGAAAAATCCTTCGTGGATGGGGAGTTCTTTGAGAGTTGCGGTAAACATTTCTTTGGAGGTTATGATGTCACGCCGTTATATCAGAAGTGCTGTCCAACAACCGAGTATGAGGCTGCTCGAATGGGTAATCGTCTTCTGCGTTACGCTGCTCGTCTTGGCCGCCACGTTACTCTTGATAAAAGAGTACGCGGCGCCTGGGAAGAGCATCGGCGCAGTTGGCGACCGCCTGATGAGTGCCTCGGACCGTACGTTGGAGAGGGCGACGGATGGTGGGAAGTTCCAAACTCCTACCTACCCCGAGCCCGCCGCTCTCTTGGAGCCTTTGGCTCCTGGAGAACCAAGGTAGCGTGCTACAGCGAAGTCGGGCGGGTGATCCCCGCAATCGACGAAGCCATGTACGCTAATTGGTTGATGCAGACTCGAGATCTACAGGTGAAGACCTACAGATGGAGAGGGAAGGTGGTCACAACATGTGACTTGAGCAGAGAGCCGACGGTTTCCATAAAAAGGACCCGAACCGGCACATCTACTCAGTACCTTACTGCTGACAGCGGCATGATTGCATCTCGGCTTAAACCCCGGTATGTAATCAAGCACAGGTGGATAGAACATCCACTGACAACAGCCCTAGA